TTTGCATAATCAAGGGCAGCCCTTTCTCTTCTTTCTGCCTCTCTATACTTTCTAGTAAGTTGGTCTATTCTTCTTTGAACACTTTCTGAAACCTCATTTAAATTCGTTTTAGGTTCTGCCTTTTTTTCTTCTTTCGGTTCTATTTTTGCTTCGGTCTCTTTCTTGATAGGGTCTGTATATCCTAAGTCTACCTCTTCAAGTTTTACTTCTTTTTCCTCTGAAACTTTTTCTACATCTAATTGTTTTTCTTCGTAAGCATCCTCACCTACTGAAACTTTTTCATCTTCTCTATTCAAATCTAATTTTTGTTGTGCCATATTATCTCCTTAAAATAATGCTAATATATCTTCAGGTTTATTGATAGTACCTATGATTTCATCGTCATTTAAAATTCTATGCTCTCCAAATTTAGTTTTAAATCTTGCTCCAGCATATCTTCCATAAATTACAAATTGACCTTCTTTGCACCAAGGTCCGTTAGGAAACCTATCTTTATCTTTATAACACATATCACCCATTTTAATAACTAACCCAACTACTGTAGTCATCTCTATGGTTTCTTTAGATTGGTCTGTTAAGATTATTCCACCATCAGTTTTTTTCTTTCCAGAAAAGGGTCGTACTAAAATACGATAACCAACTGGTGTTGGAATCAAGTTTAAATATTCTTCAGTTTGTTTTGTGCCTTTAGGTATAATAGCATCCTTATCAGATGTATCATATTTTTTTGGTTTTATAAGTTTCATTCTTCCTCTTTTTGCAGGTTCATTATATCCTGTAGCAACGACTCTAATGCGTTGAGCTTACCTCTAGCATACTGAAGTGTTTCTAAGTTGTCTACACTATAGACGATATTTTCTTTTGCCACATCAATTTCTTTTTGTAACATTCTTTTTATTCCTAATAAAGTATCTATGTCATACATACTTCATTACCCCATACATCCCAGCCTTGTGTTTCTCTTCTAGCAAACAATTCTATTCTTGGTAAGTCTCCACAAAGTTGAATAATTTTGTCTTTTACACAATCTGGTTTTCTACTGTGTTCCTGTATTGGCTCGTACACTATTTGATGTACTCCTCGTGATTGTCTCTCTATTGAACCTTTTTTAGCAATCAAACATAGTTCTGCATTAGCCCTTGTCCAATATCCTAAACCCCAGAAAGCATCAAACTTTTCTTCTTTTACAAAGCTTAACTGATTTTTGTTATATGTTTTGTTAGACTTTACCCACACAAAACCACAAGTCGAATACTTAAAACCCCAACTAGATAAAACTTCAAAGCTTTGTTGTAATGTAGGAAAAGTAACCCACATAAACAGAATACAATTATCGTCAGCTATATTCTTTATTGGCAAATTTTTTATCCACTCTAAATCTTGACACTCATAATGATTGTCTGCACTTTTATCTTTGCCTTTCTCTGAATATGTATCAAAGCTCCAAGGTGGGTCTGCGTATATTATATTATATTTTTTATCTGGGAAAGGTATCACACTACTTTTTTACAATTTTAGTATCTACTTTTTTTATCTTGTCTAGGCTGCGTAATCCACCGATACCCAGCATACCAAGTAGCAGCGGCATCATGATAGACATATCAGCTTGTGGAACAGTAATACCAAACCCAGCACAAATCGGAGCTACCATAAAATTTATTCCTAGTGATAATGCACAAATCCAACCACACAATGGTCTCCAGCTTGATTGAAACCAATTACCTTTTGCTTCTTCTGTATTTAATTTTATTTGAGCAAGAGCTAATTCTTGTGCGTGTTTTTCTGCCATGGTAGATATTTCGTGGCTTAGTTGTGCTGCCTTATCTTTGTCTCTTACAAATTTTCCTATTAGTTTTGTAGCAGGTCCTATGAGTGCTGTTAGTGCCATTATATACTCCTTTTAAAAATTAATTTTCTACTGCCTTTTCGTATTTCTTGAAAACCTACTTTTTGTAAAGACCATTCTATAGATTTTACCTTTATTTCGTTGTAATCGTCAATAATAATTATACTTTCATCAGCCATTCGTTTCATAAAAAAATTTATTTCATTTTCTACTGCCTCTGTAGTGTGAGGACCATCTAAGTGCACAACAGAATATAATCCTAATAATGCTATTTTACTATCTATGTAAAATGGATAACCTCGTTCCATAGTTTCAAAAAAGTATGTGTCTGGAAACTCGAAAAAACTAAACTCTTTATATTTAACCAACTCACATAATGTTTCAACCTTCATATTATCTGTGTAATCTTTTTTACAAGGTAAGGCATTATCGTAATGTTTGTATTCTAAGTTTCCGTATGGGTCGACTGCTAAATGTCTATAATGTGGTACTTGTTTTTTCTTTACAGCATCCATAATTATTTTAGAACCAAGTCCTCTTCGTAACCCTATTTCGCAAGTAAGAACTACATCTTCTAAATTTAATTTTTCTATTTCTTCACTAATGGAATTGTATTCGCTAGAATCACCATCTATCATTTAACACCGATAAATTTTTTTCCCTTAACTTGAATAGGTTTTACTCCTTTGATATCACTACCTTTTACACCATTTTCACGATAAGGACAACCACTATTTAATGCTCCTTTTTTTAAACCTTGAGGGTTAGGACCTCGTTTCGGTGGTAATGCTTTAATTCTTCTCATTTTTCTCTCTTGCTACTTTTAGTTTTTCTTCTGCTATTCGTATTCTTTCTTCAGCTTGTTCTTCACTATCCTCTCGTTTCATTTTTTCTAAATCAATTTTTTGTTCAAACTCGCCCATCTTTCTTTCTTCAGTATCTACAAACTCTTGTATCTTTCTTTGCATATCCAAAGCTCGTAAGTCCATCTCTTGTTGTTTTAGTTGTATTAATGGGTCAGTCTTTTCTTCAGAACTTTCTAATAATTGTAGCTCTGAAGTAAGTTGTGCAATCTTATCAGCGACTAAAGATTCTGTAATCACCAAAAATGCTTGTGGATTGTCTTGTTGCATTACTAAAGTTTCTGGTTTTTCTTGTAACTCTTGTAATATTAAAGCTCTAGCTTTAAAAGACAAATGTTCTGCAATGTGTGCTTGTAACAACGCATATACCATTGGATTAATTTGTACCATTCTACTCTTAATAAAAGCAGTATGTGCAATGATATGTGCATCGTGGTTCTGTTCTGGATAAGCTTTTGGTATTTCCATTCGTAATGCCTCAGCATTTTCTATAGATGGGTCTAAAGGTTGTGGTATTTTTTCTGGTTTTAGTAAAGTATCGACTTGTTTTGTACCTAAAGCTTCATACACTCTACGATATGCCTCACGAATATTGTGTAATTGTGGATTTGATTGTGCAATTTGTAATTGTGTCTGTGCTAGTGTTACTCTTTGAGCCATAGAAAAAATATTTGGGTCTGCAACAGGTATAACATCAACATCAGGCGAAAAATCTATAATTTTTATTAGTCGATTACCTCCATATACAGCATAAGGGTAGACTGGTGGCAAATAAGTACCAAAAACACTCGATAAAAGTCTAAATTCTTGTCTCATTGCATAGTAACATCTCTTATGAATAGCTGACATTACCCTTGAACCTCGTTCCAAGAGTGCAATAGTCGTTCCTACTGCTCTATTTTGTGCATCATTGCCTATCGCATTGTCCGTAATCGCAGCAAATCTCTGTCCAGCTTGTACTACAAATCCTAATAATGAAAATAATACTGAACTTGGCTCTTTAAATGGCAAAATTTGAAACTGGTCTTTGATATTACCCCCTGGTGCATCGACATCTCGGAACTCACCAGGTTGAAATGGTTGGTCATCATCCCTGATTCGTAGTCCACGAGACTTGAACCCAGCAGGTAAGTTCGACAAAGTACCTGCATCTAGTAGTTGTCGTAGTGCAGCGGTGGCAGTTTTTGATAATCCACCAATCATATGGATTAAACCAAAGCCATAAAAGCCTAATCCAGGTAAAAACTTGTAATGAACGAAGTATTCTTTTCTTTTAAATATAGGGTCGTTCATATCATAGTTTCTGTAAATTGATAATACTTCTTGAGAGCCTTCATCAATCGTAACAATGTAAGGAACTTTTACATTTTTGTCTGCATTTTCTACCTCGTATTCATTTAAATCTAAATCTATGTGCATTTCTAACACATTAAACTGATACTCTTTATCATCAGAAGGGTTAACACCCTCTATAGAATCATATTTTTCTTGCACCTCATCATCTTGTCTACTAGGTAAAATATCAACATCTCTATAAAAACCTGTTCTTTGCTTTTTTAAAATATCATTTTCACTCATTTTAACCAGATGCGTAATGCGTTCACAATCTTT